TGTTAAATTTTGTTGAATCGTCAAATCTTTTATTGTTTGTGGTTTCCATCAGACCATCCAGCAACTTCGCTCTTAAAACTGGAGCGATGTAGTGTAGGTTAAGACCCATAAATCCTCCTGGTGCTTTTTGAAAAGGTATCACCAAAGGAAATCCATCATAATAGGGCAAAGTATCTTTGTGCTTTGGATCATAGAAAAACATATACATGTTTCCAACGACGACTCTATTTTCAAGTTCGAGTTCTTGGTCTTTCAATAGAGTATTCCTATTGATTCTACGAAGAGGACCACCTCTTAATTGATTTATTTTTACTCTGAACCAAGCTCTAGATTCAGCTGTCCGAGGGGTAATCCCAGCTCTAAACGCTTCAATCTCAAGGTTTTGAAATATACTTACTGCCATGAATCTATTTATAATCTTTTTAGTGGTTTAAGCTTTTTCATTTGCTTTTGTAAAATACCCATACTCTGTAAAGTCTTTTCAGTCCATATCTGAAACTCCCAGTTCCTATCTCTCGCATAGTTCTCAGCAGCCTTCCATTTGTTCATATTCTTTACGTATGTTAAACCTTCGTTGATGTAACGCTTCGTTTTTCTACCGGGATTCTTAGGAGGAACAGTTTCTTTCTCTGGTTTTATTTCGACTAAAATAGTTCTACCATCTTTGAAAGTAATTTTTAAGTCAACGAAATACCTATGATATTTCTTGTCAACCTCATAAAGGTAAGGGATAATAATCTCTTCTGAACTCCAGTTCTGAACTGCAGAGTTATTGTCACACCACATAAAGCATCGAGCTTCCCACATCGACCTATAAATAACATTGTCTGGGTCACCGCGATACTTTGATCTGTGCTTAATCCTGTATCGCCCTTTGTAAGTGTTCATTTTCCATATAAATACTGTTAACTAAACTCTATTTATTAGGATAGAATATGGCAGATCAATACAGGAATCCGACAGATAACAGGGCTGGATCTTTGCAGTTTCCAATAAACAAGCAGGATAAGTATAGAGCTTATATGCTTTTTACTCCTATTCAACGGATTCCTCCAAGCTACAGTGTAAAATCTGGTTTTCCAAGGTTGGAAAGATTAGCCTCTGGTGATGTGGGTGGTTTTCTTTTTCCCGATAATTCTCCACCAGATGTAGCATCTAAACAAGCGCAAAGTCAATTTGTAGATGGATTTAGATCCGGAAAAGAAATTGAGAGAACCGATAGACAAATCGCTCTTTATATGCCTCCAAATATTCAAATACAAGATGGTGTTAGCATAACACCAACAGATCTTGGAATCATGGGGGCAGCCGTTTCTGCTGGTATACAAAACAATCAAGGAATCGTGGGAACAGCTCTTGACACAATTGGACAAGCAGGTCGTAGTTTTATGGATACACTTAAATCCGGTAACACTACAGGTGATGCCGCGAATTTAATTATGTCTAGAGTAGTTGGTGCAGTGACAGGTGGTACAGTTACAGACGCTGTCAGAGGTACTTTGCGAACCACACCTAATCCTAACTCAAGAATGATTTTTCGAAATGTTAATCTTCGTAACTTTTCTTTTGATTTTAGAATGGTTCCAACAAGTCAAGAAGAATCAGAACAAATTAAAGAAATTATACAACGCTTTAGAGAAGAGTTATATCCAGAAACTATAAAAATAGAAGGGCAGAGCGGTGTGGAAATAAATGCAGGATATAAGTTTCCTAATCTCTTTGATATTAAATTTATGTATAATGGAGAAGACTTATCTAAAAATAACCTAAACCTTAAACTGTATCCGATGTATTTACAAGGATTGACCGTAAACTATAATAGTACTGGTGGTTTTTATGAAACAGGTGATTTCAACGATGTTCAACTGACAATGACATTCGGAGAAGAAAGAACTATTGATAAATCAGATCTTCCATATAATAAAAGAATTGCTGGTAGCCAAGCAGGGAGGCAGATGTGACATTTTTTAACGGATTTCCTGAAATATTGTATAAGTTTGGAAACGAAAAGTTTGAAAATTCTGTTCAAAACATTTCAGTTTATGTTGATGTTTTAGAGGCGGTTAAAGAAAACTCTCTTCTGTATAACATGTATAATATTATTGGCGGTGAAAGACCAGATCAAATATCACAAAAATTATATGGAACTCCAGATTATTACTGGACTTTTTATCTGATGAACGATGATATACAATTAAAAGGTTGGCCTCTTAGCGATGATGAACTAAATACGCTGTTAAATAAAAAATTTCCTAATACTGTGGTCGTAACAAGAGATTATTTTTATGATAAATTTAAAGTCGGGGACACTGTGAGAGGCCAGACGTCAAATGTTTCTGCTGTCGTAACGAACACTCGTTCTGATCTCGGCCAATTTACTGTTGATGGGAATGTTACTTTTATGGATGGCGAGACTATTGAAAAAGTAGGAGCCACGAATAACACAGTAACGTTATTCTCCTCAGGCTCTGAAGTTAATGCGACGAAATATTATAGCGACAGTACAGGCATAGTTGACATTGATCCAACAATAGGTCCGGGTGCACAACTTACAGAGACGACTAATAAAGATTTTTATTTTATGGAAAATGAAAATTTAAAAAGTATTAAAGTCATAAAACCCGGAGCTGTTGTGAGTATTTTTAATGCGTATAAAAGTGGTCTTAGAGAGAATGCGTGATGGAAAATCAAAATGAAAATGCTGCAGAATTTATACTTAAAAAAGTTGAGATACAAAAGCAGGGTGATCCCGGTCTTGAAACTCAGTTTGAAATAACAGCTACTGTAACAGAAATTAATATTTTTGAACACATTGATAAGCCATACTTAACAGGCAGTATTGTTTTTGCAGACATCGATCGTATTGTTGAATTATCTCAAATAAGTGGAAGTGAAACAGTTGTTTTAAAGATAGCTACTCGAGATGAATTAGATCACACGATAACAAAAACTTTTATTATATCTGAAATTATTAGAATATCAAAAGGCAACGATAACGCGCAGCTAGTTGGTCTATCTTTAATTGAAGATTCCGGGTTTTTATCACGACTTATGAGAGTATCTAAAGCTTACAGTGGAACTCCTTCGGCAATGATAACTCAATTGCTTTATGAGTGGCTAGGAAAAACTGTTAAAAATATTTCGGCTAACGATATGAACATGCCTAGGTCAATGAAAGTCATAGTTCCAAACATGACTCCATTTGATGCAGCCAACTGGTTAAAAGACAGGATGAGCACAACAAATGGTTTGCCGTTCTTTCTTTTTTCAACAATATGTGATGATTCACTAAGACTCACAGATTTAGAAACTATATTAAATCAAACCCCACTAAATAGTAGAACTAGACCATACACTTATGGTCAAAAAGTTGATAATGATTTCATAAATGATCCCAACAAATATTACAATATAAGAAACTACAGTGTTGGAATGACAGACAATCAATTGTTGCTTTCAAGAAAAGGAATGATTGGAGCAACGTATAACTTTATTGATACTGTAAAAGGTAAAGGAATTTCAGATAATATAAACGCTGAAAATATGTTTAAATCTCTTAAGTATTCAGCCGATCAAAACATGCCGGTATATGATGGCAGAGCAAATATAAAAAATAAAAAAATGCATGAATATGATACTGTTGAAATTTCTCAGATCACTCCTACTAAAATATATGATGATGGTGATATGAACTATTATGAAGCCGATGGAATTAATTCACATATGAATAAAGCAAAGCAAAGATCGTTTAGACATTTTTTACACAAGACTCCTATAGAATTATCTGTCCCTGGATTTAATTTTTTATCAAATGGTATTAACACATCAATAGGAAATTTAATAGATGTTTCTATTCCTGCAGCTGTTAATACGTCAACCATAAAAGGAGATGTCATTCCTTCAGACAAAAAAAGAAGTGGAACATATTTGATATATGGAGTAAGACACGTTTTTCAACAAAATGTTTATAACGCCGTACTCACGTGCAACAGACTGTCATACATGAATAGAGCAGCGGGAGATTACTAATGAAGTCTATAAATGAACTATATTACGGTGATGATTTTCGTTGGTTTATTGGAATCGTCGTAAATAATAAAGACCCTTTGCATTTAGGTAGAGTGAAAGTCAGAGTCTTTGGGCTTCACACTTCTAACATAAGTCAAATATCAACAAATGATTTACCTTGGGCTCAGGTTGTTATTCCATCTACAGAAGGAGGAGTATCTGGAATTGGAAGGTCTGGTCGTATTAAAAACGGTGCTCAAGTATTCGGTTTCTTTGCAGATGGAAAATCTTCTCAGATACCAATTGTGATTGGTTCTATACACACATTAGAAAAAAGTATAAGAACGGCTAAAACTCCAGACGGAAAACATTCAGTTCCAGTCGGCCAATTGCCAGCCGATCCTGATACTACTCCAGAAAATTTAGACCCAAGAAATTCAAACTCTGAACCGAATGATTATGCAGGAAAAGATTTAATAGGGGGTTCAGACACTGAGAGAGCTTATAATTACTTTAGATCAAAAGGATATTCATCAGAACAGGCCGCAGGCATAGTGGGTAACTTATTGCATGAATCTAGCATGAGATTTACTAATAATAATCCCGGAGACGGTGCGGATGGAAGTGACAGTATTGGTATTGCTCAATGGAATGATGCATATGGCCGGCAGACTGAACTTTTGAATTGGACGGCCAGTCAAGGATACGATCACATAACTGAAGGAGGTAGAGTCTATCCCGAATTGGGTGGACAGCTTGCATTCGTAAAGTATGAACTTGATAAGTATCCATACTATGGAAATGGATCATTGAGAAATGCAACTTCTGTTGAAGAAGCTACAAGAATTTTTGAAGAACAATACGAAAGACCATCCCCGGGATCGTATAATTCTAGGCTTGATTACGCTAGGCAAGTTCTAAATACTTATGAGTAGGATAGTTTAATGTCACTAACAAACAAAATATCTAGAAAACAGTTTAATAGTCTTCTTAATAATTTAAAGTTTAAAACAAATATTGAAGAGACACAAAGTAAAATAATTGCTGGGATGTCTGAATCCGAGTACGCCAATGTTTTAAGTTCTGTAGAAGTTTCAAAAAAATCGGCTGTAAACAATTTTGACGGTGGATTGCTTACAAACATGCTAGCCATAGGAACAGATGTCATTAGAGAAGAAATAGTTTTAAAAACAAATGGTTTTCTTTCAGATTCAGTTTTAAACGAAGTGATGCAAAAACTATTATTGGGAGACAATACTGGTGCTGTTATAACCGTAAGAAAAAATCTAGAAAAAATGAATATAGATGACTTTACTATAGATCAAATCGAAAAGGACGTTTTTAGAATCGATCCTTCACTTTCAAACGTGGTCAGTTCTTCAGAAACTAGCGTACCAGCACCGAAAGTCAATATTGAATATTTAAATTCATATGAACAAGATTTTCCTTCAACTACAAAAGTTGTAAAGGGTCAACCGGGATATGAATTCAAGTTTGTAGATACAAAAGAAGAGCTGATAGCTGATTTTAGAGGAACGAATAGAGAAATAACAGAAGTTATAGTTCATTGGACCGCACACTTTAATGATCAAGGGCATGT